CTCACACATAATCTCTGTGAGTGCTGCTAAGAGATTGATTTCTTGGTCAGCAACGAAAGCAATTTGATATTGGTACTTAGCAATAATAAGAACGGCTGCAGGGATAGTTTGGGGTGAAAGACACGTGTAACAGGCGTCATAAATCCTGCGAAGAATGACAGAAGAATCGTTATCCAGGTTGGCGACCACCCACTTTCGGACTTCAGCAAAATTCTTATCTTTGAGATGGGTGATAAGATCATTTACGGCAACATCAGAAAAGGATGCAAGAATCCCACTATCTATCTCACCACCAACAGAGTACCTCTGGCACTCGTTAAGAACCCGCCTCCAATCAGGAAAATGCTTCGATATCAGTTCGGCAAGTACTTTCGGATCATATCGGACACCTTCTTTATCCAAGATGTCTTGCAGACGTTTGAAGAATGATCCTGCAAGTTGAGATTTTTCCTTTCCCCTGATTCCAAACTCAACAACTGCACATCGGGAGTGAAGAGGTTCGATGATTTTGTTCTTGTAGTTGCAGGTGAAGATGAATCGGCAGTTACCAGCAAACTCCTCAATAAACGCCCGTAGGAGGAGTTGTACGTCGTTCCCTGTATTATCTGCTTCGTCAATGATAACGACTTTGTGCTTAGCATCTGACGAAAGTGAGACGGTCGAAGCGAAGTTCTTCGCATTGTTTCTGACAGTATCGAGGAATCTACCCTCGTCGGATCCATTGATGACATAAAAATCTACTCCCAGTTCATTACATAGTGCTTTTGCTACTGTGGTCTTACCAACTCCTGGGGGCCCAGCAAGTAGCATATTTGGAATTTCACCTTTATTTAAAAAGTCACTAAAGGTCTTTTTAATATTCTCGGGAAGAATACAATCTTCAATAGTCTTTGGGCGATACTTTTCCACCCAAATAAAATTAGAACTCATAATCAAATCCAATCAGGTTTGCGAGAAGGCATACGGAGATAGTTCTCCGCAACCCAAGGTTTGGAAGCAATATACATTTTGTATGCAGTGAATGTATCAATGCTTTCATCAAGTTTGTATTCGTCGGGCATAGCACGAACGAACTCTGTCACCTCAGTAATTTTTCCTTTGGGAAAAAGGTAGTAAGCGGACAGGAGAGTATTATAGCATGAATGGGTCTTACCATAACGAACTGCATACTCATCACATAAATTCATTCCGTGCTTAATCAACCAGTAGGCATTATGAATTGATTCGGCAGCCCACTTGGTGCAGGGATGATTGCGAAAAGCACCCTTCTCAGTTGCATAGGAAGAACCATCTGCCTTGGGAAGAGTGCCATAGTTGTGATACCACTTAGATGCCACAATAGAAAGCATTTGACAGCATTCTAGGGGCATCTTCACAATGTGTTTATCGGGAAGACAGATTGCCGACTCGGCAGGAAATTCATTGGTCACAAAGATGTTCATAATTAAAAACAGAACTTTTTCAAATAATAAATGACTTGTTTTGGTTTATCCTCTAACCAAAATGCTTCATGCTCTGTTTGCCTCATAGATTTGTTTTTTGTTAGACGAATTGATGCTTGAATATCGACCATTTTATTTGAGGGTAAAGGCATTTGACTAATTGGAATTCCAATTGGTTTAAGATGATTTCTACCTTTACATTGTTGGGCAACATGAACCGCTTCGTGATAAACCGTTTCATTTAAATATCGTTTTGGATCAGATCCTTTGAGGATAGTTTTGGTGCAAATAAAGAAGGTTTTATTTTCTTTAATGGTTGCACCATAATAACTTCCATCAGCACACCAGGAAATATTCTCACGAATATTGAAGTGTGCTTTTGCTACCAGATCCAATATTTGCTTTCCTTCGGAAGTCAAATAAAGTGGGAATTGCATCAGACAAACGTAGAATCAGGTTCGAGAGCAATATAATACTGCAGATTGTACTTGCTGTTGCTGAATTGGGACAGTAGTTTTTCTGACACAACCACGTCATAAGCACCAGGAATGATCTTGATGTTCTCGACCTTGAAGTTGAAGGTGAACTCCTTATCAGTCTCACCAACCACGATGGAGTACTCGTTGGAGGTATCATTCTTCTTATCACGAACGACAAGACGAATCACACCTGCTTCTCCAATTGCAGATAGATCGGGGAGTTGATATACTGCTGCTGCCTTAAGAAGTTTCTCCAGTGATGCATGTTCCAGTTGGAAGCAAACATCCTGTGAAGGTAGTTTGATCTCCTTCTCAGGGGGAGAGATGATTACGTTAGGGTCAGCATAGAAATACTTTACTCGACGCTTCCCTTCCCGAATCACAATATGAGAATCATTAGTAAAGTCCAATTCAGGATCTTGATGAAGACCAAGACCGTTCAAAAACTGATTTAGATCATAAATTGCAAAGTTACGAGGAAACTCTTCTGTAATATCTGCTTCGGCAAGAATATTCTTTGCTACAGAGATTGTACGGAGTTTGTTACCTTGCTTGACCAAAATAGAATTGTTGATTCCAGCAAAGTTCTTGAGAATAGTCAGAGAATTATCAGAAAGTTTCATTGTTGTTCTTAGTTTCATTATTAAATCCAGCAAAGTGATACAGAAGAATACCATAATGGATAATCTTCAGTGCGTCAAGTCTGGACATCCCATCCTTCTTACCAAAACGGGAAGAATACTTGATGAGATTGTCACGACAGAAAGGAACACCATCACCAATTGCATCAATCATATCCAAAACTTGAACTTTGGACTTTTCAGATGCATAGTGTGAACGATATGTACTCACAATATAATCATTGACTGCCTTCAGAGTTTGACCTTCACCAAACTTCCAAAAGTGTTCTTGAGTTAATTTTTGTGAGGTAACAGGATTCAAATTGAACGATTGTGAACTCATAGTTGTACTATGATTATTTGCAAATGTTACTGCTGCCGCAGGAGCACCAAAATTAAAAACGTCTGGAGAAGCATATGGGTTTCCGGTTAGACTAACTCCATCATCTCCCCAATAGTTATTAATACGAATGTGGTCATCACCCATTCCACCAGGAAGATTAGAACCTACAAATGAAATGGTATCATTGGATTCTGATCCAAACATTGTACTATTTCCGATTGGAATATAGTCACTATAACTTGTTTCAAAGTTTTCTTTCTTTTCAGGAATTTCAGACATAAAATTTCAAAATAAAGGACAAAAAGGGAGGAACATACCTCCCCATATTATATCAGTTAGAAGTATCGATGTCAAGGTCAGGTGTTACATTCCCACCTTCGACTGGCATCTGGAAATCAACATCCACCTTATCATATAGTTCCAGGAAAGACTGTTTGGTTTCATCGTCAAAGCGATTCACGCAAACTTGAATTGCCTTTGCCTTGTCTTGGAAGATACTATAAGCACGAATGATGTGAACGAGACGGCGGGTGGAGATGATTTCTTCAATACCACCATCATAGAAGGTCTTACGGATGATGTCTGCCCAGTCAACCAATCGCTTGCAGAAATCACGGTCTTCTACGCCAAGATCCAAAGCAACACCTTCCAAGATCCTCTGCTCTGTAGCAGGAGCAGGATAGGACTGCTCAAAAGTGACAGGGAAACGTTCTAGAAAGGCTTCGTTGAGCACGTTAGTTCCAATGAACCTACCATCATCCGAACCTTTGCCTTTAGTATTGGCGGTTGCGACGATGTTGAATCCACTTGTTGGTTTAATGAACGTTCCAATTTTTTTAAGGAAAACTCCCTTCCCTTCCAAGATGGATTGGAGACAGAGAATTTTATTGCTTGCAAGGTCGATCTCGTCAAGGAGCAGTACAGCACCTCGTTGGAGTGCTTCGATAACTGGACCGTTGTGCCAAACAGTTTCGCCGTTAATAAGGCGGAAACCCCCAATAAGATCATCTTCGTCAGTTTCGATTGTAATATTTACACGAATCAGTTCACGCTTAAGTTGAGCACAAACTTGTTCCACACTGAACGTCTTACCATTACCCGAAAGACCCGTAATGAACGTAGGATAGAAAAGATTGGAAGAAATAATTTTCTTAATGTCATTAAAATTACCAAACTTGACGAAGGTATCATCTTTATCAGGAATAAGGTTTTGTTCTACAACAGGAAGGGCAGGAGGTGCTTCATAAGAACGC